TTACGTAAGGCAGACCAAATTTCGCCTCTCGTGCTGGGGTGTAGAAACCATCGTCAGTCTTGACATCATCTTTCTTGGCATAACGATCAACATTGTTGATTGTCCAAGTCTTGACGTTGGCAGAGAAGATTGCACCAGTGCCAGGAGTGACTGCCTTAGCAGTGGTTTGTGCCTGGGTGTAGTTTGCACCCTTCTGAATCATCACGATATCAACGACCTCTCCATTGGAGACCACTGCTTTCGCCTTGGCACCAATGCCATCACCAGAGATGACAATATCTGGGATGTTGAAGAAGTCTTGACCACCTGCCTTGATGATGATCGATTCAATCCGACCATTCACAATGAATGGTTGCAGGTAAGCGTTCTTGCCAGCAATTACCTCCACATCTGGGCGGTGGTTATCATTGATGACAGTAGAACCAAACTTAGTTCCACTCTCAGTAACCTCAGCACCAATGATCTTGCCTCTCAGGATGGGAGTTGCAGTTGCATTTGCTGTAGTGATGCCCTGGCGACCAACAATGTTGACGAAGATCGGCGGGTCGGACAGCAGATGACTGCCACTACCATCGCTAAGCAGTTTGATAAAGGTGTCACCATCTTCAACGTTTGCTAGACGGAAACTGTCATCATCAATCTTGCGACACCAGTAATCTTGTCCCTTAGACAGACCACCAATAGCAACAGCATTTGGTGCTTCGTACCTGATCTGATCGCCGTCAACAAATCCATGGTTGGGATAGTAGAAAGCGTCGATGAAGGTGTTGATACCAACAGTACCTGACGTAACCCTAAGAGTTCTGTTATAGAACGTGCCTGGTTGGTCAACGTAGATCTTGTCTAGTTTGTTTCTACGCTCAACCGTAGAGAACTTGTGGACACCAGCACCATTGCTATCAATGGGGATAGTACCGATCCCTGCCAGTGCCTTTGCAGGCGACTCTGACAGCATGATCTCAAACTCATCCTTGACCACCACGTAGTACGGGTTGCCATCGATCAGGTTGCCAGGTGTAGTTCCGATACCGATTTCAGTGGTGCCACCGCTGGTATAGATGACTGCCTCACCATGCTTGAACCCGTGAGGGAACTTGAACTGGAACCGATCTTCTTCAGTATTGACAACACCACCAGCAGAGGTTGCATCAAACTCTGCTACTTGAGGAACAATCTTCAACTGAGGAATGATGACCGCAGATCCCTTGTGGTTACCACCTTTGATGGATACCAGGGGCATCTCCTGATAATCCACGCCCTCAGTGTCCACCAGGATCTCCTGCAAGGTGCCTTGAACCTGAGCAACGCAAGATGCACCCAAACCGACGTGACCGGGTTGTGTGACGGACAGACGAGGGGGATTCATTACATCGTAATCTGACCCGGAGTTCAGAATATCGATGCTATTCAGAGCACCATAGAATAGTTTTTCGCTGGACTTATAAGATTGAATTTCGACGCCATTTGCAAACAGTCCGATGCCACCAGGGATAGTTTCAGTGGGAGTCTCGTCAAACTCAGGGACGGGGAACTTACGGAGCAGTTGTTGGGCACCCTTATCCTTACCAACAAACTGCACAGGGGTGAAACTATGTTCAGTCTGCTTGTTAGAATCTGAGGTGGTGATACCAACGATGTAGATTCCATTGCGAACGTTCTCTGACGTGTAAGCAAGGGAGAACTTGTTACCGTTGATACGCTTCACATAGTATGAATCACCATCAACCAGATTGTCTAACTTGTCACCCTGAACATTGGCATATGTGACAATATCACCATCAGCAAAGTGGTGATCAGTGATCTCAAGTTGAGTACCAAACTGCTGCAGGTATGGATAGAATGTACGAGAACGCTTAGAAGCATTCATCGTCCAGTGTGGCAGACTGTTAGATGCCACATACACTGAATCGTCAGGACCCCTGTAGGTTGCCTGAACATCAGCGGTGTACTTGTCCTGAAGTTTCAGATTCCTACGAATGAAGTAGGTGGTGTTGGTATTCAGTGCCGCAGTGGTAACAACAATGCTGTGACTGTCAAGTACGGTGGTGATAGTCGCAGGATTGATGTTATTATCAGGATCTACAACATCAAGTTTGTCTTCTTTAGAGAAGTCATGAGGTCTGCTCAGATCCAACTGATACTTGCCAGTACCAACTAACTTCCATCCCACAAGAGTGTGCTTGGGAGAAGAGTTCTGGATCCAGGTGGTAAACCGGGCATCAGTCTCAACGTTTCCGAGTTGCTTGACGTTGAGGATGCTTTCTCGCTGTTGGTTCACAGAAGAACCAACAAATTTAGACAGAATGCCTACGATTTCAACCTCAACAGGTTTGTCGAGATCTCCATCCTCATAAGATTCGGCAGCAACACCCCAAGTAATGGTGGAACCAATCGAGGTCAGTGATGTGGTGGAGGTTACTCCAAGGAATTGGGTGTAAGTTTTATCTGTGTACTCAAAGGTCTCCCCATTCAGGGAGAAATATCCTGCCGTAGCAAAACCGACTGTGGAGTCAACGTCGAGAATCGTTGCGCCGGAAGGGATCTCACGGGTTACATATGTCTTATTGATCTGCTCAAATGCGCCAAAGGTAGTGTCCTTTGACAGACTGATCTTGTAGTAAGTGTGGATGCCTACGATCGTAGACTCAACAGAATACACACTTGCGCTGGTTCCATCACCCTGACTGAGGGTCTGACCGCCAATCTTCAGGGCATTGCCCGACCTCGCTTTCGCCAGAATGACATCATTGGTCAGATAGTCCGCAGAAGACGGACGAATCATGTACCGAGCGGGTTGAAGCATCTCAACCTCTTCGCCATAAAGCGCACCGAAGAGGATTTTGAAGGATTCTTCCGTGCCTTTTGTGCGGAAGAAGTCTTTCGCTTGGCGAATAAACGTACTTTGGTTGACTCTTTCGTTCAGTGGGCGCTCAGAGAACCCTGGCAGAACTTGTTTCTTGAGTTTTTTGAGGAAAGTTTTGAGGAAAACGTTGCTGAGGTTGGTAACTCGCGCCCCAGCACCATGAGTTCCCAGTCCACTATTGGTGAAAGTAAGGAATTCAGGTTGGTTTGTCTTCTGGTTATTCTCAATACCACTAAAGGCACGCTGACATCCCGTAAAGGAAGTGGTGCCTATACCGGTATATGTGATAATTTCATCGTTGATCTTCAGCAGACCCCAGGACCCAGGCCAACCCTTGGTCGAGTCCACATAGATGACATCATCTCTACCACCAACATACTGAGTGACTGACGTGAACCCAATCAGGTTCGTGTTGTTCAGAACATCAAGACTCTTATACTCAACTAAGTTCTCTGCAATATCAACCGATCCCCCCTGATACTCCTGGGAGAGATAATATTGCTTCATGAACTCCCCAAAAAGCGGATTCTCTGAATCGATAGATTCTGGAATCTGACTTTGGACTACCTCATGAATTTTGACTCGGGTAAGAGATGTCTCAATCACGTTTATTAGTATCCGCTAGATGATGGTGACGAGGAACTGGAGGAAGAACTCCCACTAACAAGAGTGGTAGTGACCACTGGTGAGGATGTAATCAACTTACTTCCGGGAGCATGAGAGGAACCAGTCATTTTGGTTCCGTCAGGCATAACGTGGTAATCACCATAATATTTTTCGCCGTTCACATAACCGATTAGAGTAGAACCGGCAGTAGTAGTTATAATGGTTCCACGAACCTTCTTATCAGCAAAGTAACTAGACTGAGAAAGGAACCTTGAACCAGAACTATTGTTGCCAGTTGCAATGCTGTCTACACGCATGTAGATGTTGCTCTTTGCTACATCAAACGAGAGATACATCTCGTTCCTAGCAAGGACATCATTCGACAGGGGCACTGCCTCAATCTCAATGATGTTGTTTTCTTCCAGAGTGGATGTGATATTTACAGTCTCAAGAATGATCTCACCTTTCTCATAATCAATCCGACCAAACTTGGAGTTGATCACTTGGACACGATCATCTTCCAGGATCTGGAACAGGAACAGGTCACCAGTGGTGGCAGTTACCTTGTTATCTGAGAAGTAGCAAGTTCCAACCACACCAGAGACATTGAATCCAGTGGAGTGGATGTTGTAGGAACTAGCAGAGCAGTAGAAGGGATTCAGGAAGCAGATCTCATACTGTGCAAACTGATTGATCTTGGCAACCAGGTTACGACGCATCCTGACCAGGGTGATGTTAGAGGTGATGGAGTTGTCCACACCATCAATGGTTGCTTGGATGCCGCTGTACTTGAATCGACCACCGAATCGGTTGATCTCACGTCCACCACCGTAGACGGTGAGGGAGTTCATTACATTCGACTTGAGGTTATCAATATCACCAACAAAATTGGTGTTGTAGTATACGTAAGTATCTACCTCAACATACAAGAAACTCAGGTCCACAAAGGATGGCAGGATACCTGCAATCGTGTAATTACGAAGAGAAGAAAGCAGTTGCTTCTTAGTCAGATCAGACAGGAAGAAACCATTCTTAGGTTTGGCAGCAATGAATACCCGACCATACTGTGGAGGAGTCAGTTCTTCGCCCCCATAGGCGCTCACAGACTCGATGTTGGGGTACAGAGAGGGTAGGATTGCCTCATAGTCATTTGCCGTCACAGCACGGTTCTGAGCGGCATACAGGCGGGGTGCATAATACTTGACACTCTCCAGTGACTCGATGGAGTCGCCATTTTCAGAAGGAGACGCTGTAAACAGGTTTGCGGCAAATCCACTTTCAGTGGCACCTTCCTGATCCTTCATCGTTCCGACAAAGTTGAAGAAACGAACGCCGTTTCCTGCCTTGCCGTTGGTCTTGATGTACCCAACAGTAACTACATTGCCTGACTGAAGTTTCTTACCAAAGACACCATCACCAAAGAGGACTTCATACTTCTCGTCAGTGGTCTCTTGGATCAGGTAGATGTTGGAGGCACTAGTAACGCCAACAATAGAATCAACCAACTTATACTCAGTAACGGTATTATCAGAAGCACTGTTCTTTACCTTGACTCTGAGAGTAGACGTATCCACCCCATTGTTGGGAATGATATATCTTTGGTTAGGCAGCGAATCGTTGACGGTGTAGGTGTTCTCTAGGTACTGACCCTGATAGATCTCAATAGAAGCACCTGCTGAACCATCACTTGCGGGGAAGGTGATCTGTTCAGGGATAGAGAAGATATAATTTACGTCAGATACAGAACCGTTAGCGATGACGCCTGGTTGGATGGAGACCGTCTCAGTGGTAGTGGGAAGGTCATTGATATCGATGTCAACTACCGCCCTCGCCGCACGGACAGAACGAGGTACATAGCCGATATTGCGAGCAAGAGATACAACATTTTCTCTTAGCGTTGCGGAGTCTATAAACGTTTCATTGACCGCCATGTTGGTATTGTAGGCGGTACTGTACGAGTTATAAGCAAGTACGTTGATGAGCATTGAGAGGTTAGACCCCTCAAAGTCCATATCTGTGAAGTTACTATTCTCCCTCAGATAGTCCTTGATTGAGGTCTTGATGTCCTCAAAGTTCAGATTGGTAAATTGGGTTAGTGCCATTATAACCTGGTGGGTTCGAGGATGAATGTCACACTTTGTGATGGAGCATTCTGCCCCACAATGTCATAGTAAATTGCTATATCGAGGACGTTTCTGTCGGGATAACTTTCGACCTTCACATCGGTCAGTCTGACCCTAGGTTCAAAGTTACCGATAGTAGTTTCAATCTCAGTCTTGATGGGGTCGATATAATCCCCATCAGCGAGTTCAAATAAAGATCCTGTAATCCTAGTTCCCAGTAGGTTATTGAAGAAGACTTCGCCTAGTTGGATACGTACCAGGTTTTGAACAGATCGCTTGATAGCGTCCTCGTTCTTCAGAGGAATAATATCGTTAGTGACCGGATGCCTTTTGAAAGACAGTGAAATGTCTTTGAAAGGTAGCGATGTTCTCTGAAGAGGCACTGCGCGACCTAGTATTTTGCCATTGTATTTATTTAGAGCACAAAAAAAGGGGTCTTTCGACCCCTCCTTTATTCTTCATCTGATCCGATGTATATCACGTCTACGCTTTCTGGATGGGGAGTACCGGTCTGGTAGAAGTCGTCAGCAAGGTCTTGCGTCACGTCTTCCATTTCTTCTTCGCTAATTGCGTGATGGATTCTTTGCCCATCAACAAAGATGTCGTACCGGTCCATATCAGCGTAACCACTTGATATATCTATAAAATCAAATGATTCTCGTTTTCTCGTGTCCGACACGGCACTTAGGATCACACCAGATCTCGAAACCTGCTTTCTTAGCATCGAGACAGAAGGACACGTCTTCGCCACACATATCTTGAACCTCCCCGGATTCAAAGACCTGCATCTGAGGAGCAAACCAGGGGTACTTCATATCAGCATGTTCAAACACACCCTTCTTGATTAGCAACCAACCGAAACCGGTGTAATCAACAGTGAATGGTTTGCGACGCTTCTGGATACCATCAAGCATCTCGTGGTTCATCACACCACCATTGTTCTTGAAGTCATCCTCTTCCAACCAGTGTGCAACAGAAGTGGTGTTGCCATCTTCAGTCACATACCAACCAGCAGCAAGTGCCTTGTCCATCCAAAGGATGCGGTAGAACTGCTCAAGACCGAAAACGATATCGCTGTCGATCCACAGTTGATAGTCATACTGGAGTTTGCCATCCCAAGGTTCCTGATCAGGACCCCGGAGGACATTTGCACCAAGACACTTGCAACGGGCAAAGTTGACCATTGAAGAATAGTCTTGGGAGATCTGAATAGCACCACCCTGCTGCACAATCTCAAAACAGAGTTGCACAAAGTTTTTCAGGAAGATATATGAAACACCGCGACCGGGAAGGCAGAAGACGAAGGTCTTACCCTTCACCATCTCTCTAGCGGCTTCAATTGAAAATTCATCCGACTTTTTGGTCTGTTCACCTTCAGGCGGAGTCGTCACCACCTTGAAACCTTTAGCCATACATGTAGGTCAATTTGTAATAAGGCATCATGCCCCAATGGCATAATACCATATTATTTAGTAACCATCAAATTCGGGAAAAGTCTGTCTCCAATTGGTTCCTCGGGTTCTATCAAGATCATCAAAATACTCTTTTGCGATCTCCCATGACCCTTCTTTACAAGGTCTCATCATATCCTTAGCAGTGGATTCACATACACTGTTTACGTCATCAAAGATCTGTTCCTTGATGGGTTCTGGCAAATTATTGACTTGTAGGAACCGTGGGTTCTCTAATCGGTTGTAGATTGCAAATGGACGCTCCTTCAGTCCATTCTCTTCAAAGAACGCAAATACTTCTTTGATTTTGAAAAGACTCAACAGGGAAGGAGTATATGTCGCCTGTACTACACCCTTTCCAGTTTCACGGCACCATTCTTGCATCGCTTGAACATTCGCCCAAGTTTCGTCCCATTTAGTCGGATATCGCAAATAATGGTTTCTATCACCCAGTCCATCGCAACTCCACTGCAGATTGATGAATTTGAACTCTTTGGTGTATTTTTCCATCTTATCCATGTCCCATAGAGTCATATTTGAGACATAGTTCAGTTTCATGTGTTTTGCCTTTCCTGCAAGGACTAGGGCGTCCAAAACTTGGAAGTGTGACTTCATCAGCATTGGTTCGCCACCACAGAACCCCATTGCACCAACACGGTCAGCATTGTCCACAATGTCTTCTACAAGGCGCTCAAACTGCTCTGGTCCAACTTTTCGCAGATCTGTAGGCAACCAGGAAACATCATTCTGCTTACGGGTAAACCAATCGTCTCTTCCCTCAGATACCCGCAATTCTGACAGTTTCTCTAATCTCTTCTCCCTAGTTGTCGAATCTGCTGGGTGACAACCATAACATTCCAGATTACAGTAGTTACCGTAAAAATTGAGTTCTAGATTGATTCTGGGCGGATGATCTTCATCATGCTTGTGATTATACGTTCCATCGTCATTGTATAGATCAAGCATCGTATGATCGAGTGGCATCATCAAACGAGGCGATGTACCACTCTCCTTTTCCCTCCTATGGCAGATATAGCAGACTGCTTTGCAATGATTGGTGATTTCACCGCTCAACATCCCACGACGCAACTCAACTGCTTCTGGACCATCAAAATAGTCGAAAACAGTGTCAGTATGAGGACCGACTAGTTGTTGACGCATTGCCCAGCAGCATGGAGCATATCCATGCGATTGACCATTCCTGATACTGAAAAATGGGTATGCACAGAGTGCATTGTCTTTTTGGTTGGCAAATAACTCTTCTCTGTTCATATGCCTGGGAATAGGTGCTGCAGTTTCTCGTCAGAGGTCATTTCTTTGATAATCCACTTTGCAATCGCAATATGCCCGTTTCTACTCGGATGCCATCCACCTAACCAGCGGTGAGTGTCTTCTTCGTCTCCAGTAGCAAATTCTGACTTTGTATCCCGCTGATCAAGGGTTCTGTACTCTCTCATCAGTTCTTCGTCTTTCATCCACCATGTGGGGCAGATAGAATCCGTTTCTCCGACGTAATACTCCCGTTTACAGAATTCCTCTTGTGAGGGGGTCACACCCTTGACTTTCTTGTGCTCTACCAAGTCTTTCCACTTAGTATCACAATCTTTGATCTCACTGTTAGTCCATTCCTCTAACTGGAGGAAAATATAGGGAATCTTCTTTACTTTGAAGTATTGCTCAAGCAAAAAGACGTTTTTGTAGAAATTATCGATATACAGCGTTCTACTCTTCACATTGGCGTCCCACCACTCACAAATCTCGATTACTTTGTGTTCTGGGTGGCAACCATAGAAATGTTCGTACTGATCCATGCTGAACCAGCGTTCATTCAGTTCGCTGTAGTATGACCACCGCTGAGGGTGGGAAAACTGCACTACAGCAACATCTACTTCATTATTTTCACAATACTCAACAGTATCGCGGGTAATCTCGTCATTAGAGAAACCAGAGTACCCGATATTATCAAAAGTCACCTCAAGACCAAAAAGGTCATGCAAGTATTCCTTTACGACGTTTGAATATCTCAGTCGATCTCTCTGATCCATATCATGCTCCAAACCATCCAGTTCGGTGCCTTCACAGAAAGAATCGCCTGAGAATAGTATTTTCATAATACAGTAACGCTATACTTAGTAGAAAAGTCAAGTGCATCAGACCATTCGTTGACCATTGGCATGCCACGAATGTTCAGTGATGTATTTAGAAGTACGGGGCAACCGGTACGCTCGTACCAGACCTCTAGGACCTTCCTGAAGACGCTTGGACTGGTTTCAGGTACCGTTTGTACTCTTGCACTGTTATCGACGTGTACGCAGGCAGGAATCTCCTCTGGGAGCTTGCACTGGTAGACATATGACATGTAGCGAGAGTGCTTGGGCATGTCAAAGTAATCCTGGCAGTATTCCTCCAGAATTGCTGGAGCAAACGGTCTAAACTTCTGTCTCTTCTTGATTTCGTTGACTCGATCCTTATTTGCAAAGGTTCGGGGGTCTGCCAACAAAGAACGGTTGCCTAGGGCACGTGGACCGTACTCTGCCCTGCCATTTGCAAGACCACAGATACCATCCTTCAGAAGAACATCTACAACCTCTTCAGGATCAACTTTGCGGTCAATCTTGTAACCAGTGTATGGTGTGAACTCAACTCTCTTGCCATGTGCCAATAGTGCGGCACCAAGTGCTCCACCAGCGTCTCCTGGGTTGGGCATGATCCACAAGTTGCACTTCTCACGGAGTCTGGTGTTAGCAACACAGTTCAGGGCAACACCACCGCCATAGCAAACGTTATCGCTGTATTGAAGTGCGATATCAAAGATTTTATCCAACTCTTCTTCTAGGACGACCTGTGCACTAGCAGCAACGTCCTCTTTGCTTTCAATATCCAGGTGACAACCGCGATGGTTGTTTTGGGACAAAAGTTCCCGCACTTCATCCACATGTTTGGGTTCACCAAACGCTGCCATGCCCATGAAGATGTATTCCTCGTCCAGAGGACGAAGACCTGCCCATTTGGTCAAAGCGGAGTACCACAGACCGATGGATTTGGGATATCGACGTGACCAACGCTTTACATAGTTGGCAGTGCCGTTGACATACTCAGCAGTCCACACAGAACTGCAATCCCACTCTCCAATGCTGTCAACGACCACACATGCTGCCTCATCGAAGCAAGATGTCTGGAATGCTGCCGCTGCATGCGACATGTGATGTGGGAAACTGATTGAAGGTGAGAATGCCAGTTTCCGATCTCTATTCCAGTGGTTTTGACCTGCAAAGAACTGACGGACCCTTTTGGGGAACTGCTTCTCGTAAAAAGCGATAACATCGTCCTTAGTATTCAGATGCTGCCCGATGAAAGTGATTTCTTCGCACAGTTTCTTGTCATGCTTCTTTTTAGAGTATCTTTCGCTGTGACCAGCAAAGACAATCTTGTTATCACGAACAACTGCCAGACCAGCGTCGTGAAAACCTTCAGAGAACCCAATCATGCGTCATCGCCCTCATCCAGCTCAGCAAATGGATCGTCATTGTCGTCATGATCCAACTCGTAGACGAACGGGTCCATTTTACGAATTTTCCAGAGATTATACTCGCCAACGATCCAATGCCAGAGACGAAACATAGTTACCTCAAATGCTTTCTATCTATAATATCATTTTCCCCAAGAATCAGGTAATTTGCCGAAATATTGCTTCCAGTTGGAATAGCAAGGTTCCATCATAACTTTTGCCCAATCCTTGACGTGGTCTGGCATGTGCATCACGTCAGACTCCCATTGATCGTTCAAATACTGGATATGTGGGGCACAGGGACCGAGATCTGGTACATATGCGTTTACATGAACATCCTTGATCTCCATACCGATGAAATCTGAAAGAGCAGCAGTTTCTCCTGCCCAGAAATCTTCCATAATCGTTACATGGGTGTTCTCACTGCCAAATGCGTCTGCCCACTTGTGATAGAAGTCCATATAGTCAAAATCCATCCCAGACTTCATAAAATGCTCGACAGGTTTGTCTCTTTTCTGTGCCTGGCGACAAGACCACAGTCTCCGAATGGGATCTCGGAAAATCATGTGGATTTTTACGTCAAAATAACTCTGTAGATGAAATGCCAGAGTTTTTAGGTATTCTGCTTCACAATATCCATTGGGGTTGCTGAAATCAGCAACTGCCTTATACTCATCCTTGATATTGTCCCAATGCTTCAGATAATACTGAACATATTTCCGTAACTCGAATGGAGGCGACCAAAAATACTCAATTTCTTCCTCAGTCCACTTTCCCGCAACGTAAGGAGACTCGTGAGTGAAAATTTTTGGTTTTCGGGTTGTAGTTGACTGCCTAGACGGACCAAAGAACTTTTTATAGAATTTGATTCGCTCAAATGTATTATTCTTCTCTTGCAGTTGCAGCAACCACAAATATCCCTTTTCTTTTCGGTGTCCGGCGTGACAATACTTGTTATACCAACCCAAAGTGTAGTATAATGGAGTGGTCCCGGACCATCCAGTTCCTACATTCAAAAATAGTGTTGGTTTCATTCTCTAGATGGTTCAATTCTGATATCTTCTACTTTGTAGGTGGTGTTGATGCCCGCCATGATCATTCGCTGCATGGTGGTGCGGATTTCTTCTGCCTGATCCTTCGAGATTGACTCGAAGATGATCTTCTTGTCTAGATAGACATCATAGGGCATAAAATTTTCCTCCTAGACGTATATAGTTTACCATGAAGCCAACTCTCCTCCTCAACCCCGGTGTCGGCTGGTCAGCGACCAGTCCCATGCACTACACGGTGTCGATGCAGAACAAATATTGCCACATGGGGCATAAGAAGGAGAATTGGTACCTCAAGGCACTCTGCAAGAACAACGACGAGTACCATAAAATCTTCGATGCCATGTGGCATGGGGCAAACTACAAGAAGAGGCGTAACGACCACGCCTTTGGTGAATATTTGTCAAGGAGCAACCGATTTATCAAGAATACGTCTCTTGATATGCTTATGGTGAACCCAAAGTCGATCGATGCGTACATCGAATACTTTTTGGGGCACTGGGAGAACATCAAAGACGAATATCAGGGCGTCTGCGACTTCTCAAACACAAATTTCACACTTCCCCGCCACTTTTTGTATAGTATTGCTCCAAAATTGCAGGAGCACTTCAAAGTAAAGGTCTTGATGGAGTTTCGCGACCCCGTTAGGCGCTATTTTTCGGAAGTTGGGCATCTTTTGGACCCAAAACGCAAAGTTCTGAACGCTTTTCAGGGAGATTTCATCGCATCACGCTTTTGTGCACGTCGAGAGCACCGAAAACTGTTTTTCTGGAACCTAAAACAGGATCGAGTGCCCGATCATTGCGATTATATCGAAGGTTATCTGAAATATTGCGACGTTTTTGGAAAAGAGAACGTCTATCCGGTCATTATGGAGGATTTTTGGAATCCCGATAAGCAAAAAGAAGAACTGGAACGCATTTCGGAGTTCTTTGAGTACGAAATTACCAAAGTTCACGAAAATGTCTACGTCCCAGACATGGGAAGCAAGGCACCCCACTACGATTACCTCGAAGACCAGTGGTCTAGTGACGTTGAGGACCTTACTGAAGAGGATGTCAACGTTGCAGGCATGTATATGGGCAGGTTCTACAAAGATTGGAAGAACATCTTCGGAGAAATACCAGAAGCATGGGGAAAATAGAGTTCTATCAAGTCAACATCATGACTTTGAGCATGTTTGCCAAGTTATGTCACGATAAATACGGCAGGATACCCGCCTTGCTACCACTACGTTCTGATCTATTATGAATCTTGTTACTTTTGGGTGTTCCTGGATGTTCGGTGTGGGGTCACACTACGAACCAGGGATGACTAAAATCGAATATAAGAAGGGTGATAGCGTCCATGACCCTGAAATTTGTGACAAACATGCATTCCGCAAGCACCTGTGTGACATGTGGAACTGCACCAACACCAATTTCAGTCAGATGGGGGCATCTAACGAGCAGCAATTCCGATTTGCAACGCGATATTTCTCACAGTTAGACCCAGCAGAGTACGAAAATACGATTGTCCTCTGGGCAATTACGGTTACAACTCGCACTGAGACCTATTATAAGGAATCTGGCAAGTTTGAGAAGGTCCTTTTTGGTAATGGATGGGGTTTTGAGACCCAAATGGAGCGTGCCAAGTTCGATACTAAGCACCATTTGCGGTATCACTACAATCATGAGCACAAAGTTGAGCAGTTGATGCACAATATGCGGTTCTGGAATCGCTTTTTTGATGCAGCAGGTATCCAAAACTACTGGTTGGACACTTTCAACCACCATGACTACCCCCATAAGATCGATAGAATGCTTTTTGAGAAGCATCAGAAGCGTGATCTGCTGTCATTGAAGTGTGAAGAACTCGGATTCCGCTCAAAAGCAGACGGATATCACGTTTCTCAGTTCTCAAATACAGATTCAAACCGCATTCAGTTCGCTGAAGAGAAGGGTTGGGTCAATCCTTACTCTCAACATCCCACTAAAGAGTATCATAAGTGGATTGCAGAAAAGATTGACGTGGAAATTAGAGATCGAGTATGACGAGACTGCTCACTTTAGGGTGTAGTTGGGTCAGAGGTGTGGGTGCAGAGTATGATGCCAGCAATCCACAAGACAAAAAGACATATCAGAGGCATTGTCAGGACGATGGGACGTGGAAATACGCCTTCAGGACGTTACTTTCGCAGAAATATGGACTACGAAATGTAAATCTTTCTGCTGCGGGATCATCCAATCACGCTCAGTCCCGCAAACTGAGGGAATATTTGCATAAAAATTCTCTAGAGGACACTATTGTCCTCTGGGGAGTGACCTCTATCTACAGGATGGAGATGTGGTTCAACAATATAGACGCACATTGGTGCTTTCAACCGACTCAAAAGAACAACAGCAAGATCTGTGGACCGAAATGGTGCGGTCCTAAGCAGTTTTTTTGGCACCATTTCGACGAAGCAAACGAAAATCGAACATTATCTGCCGATATTTCCCACTGGCAGAGGTATTTTTCGCATCTTGGCGTCCCTCAGATCTGGTTTGACACACTAAATGTCAATAAGTATGTCGGTAGACTGTATAATAAGTTTGATACACTCCCATATCCTTGCAATCAAGACCTACTGAGTCAGTTAGCGTACAAAAATGGGTGGAGTGCTGACAATGATAAGTACCATCATTCCAATTGGGAAGCAGATTGTGACCGTATTCACCACCTAGCGAAAGCAAAAGTGGTCAACCCGTGGTCTTATCACCCAACTAGACAGGGTCATGAGCAGATTGCTGAGATGCTTGACCCATATTTGAAGAATATTTTAGACAATCATAGACCTAAACTAAATCCTTATACTATAAAATGGAACGACGTGCATGACTAGACTTCTAACCCTAGGTTGTTCCTGGATGGCTGGCATCGGTGCCGAGTACGATCCGGACAATCCTATGAGTAAGGAAGAATATAAGCAGAAGTGTTTTGATGATAACCAGTGGGAGTATTCATTTAGAACCATCCTCTCAAGAAAGTACGGGTTCCAGAATGTCAACCTGTCTGCTGGTGGATCATCTAATGGCAAACAGTTTCGTAAACTATACAGGTATCTGCATAACGATACACTAGACGACACGATTGTGATGGTTGGGGTGACTTCCATCTACAGGATGGAGTTGTGGTTCTCCCACTCAAAGATGTATTCCTGCTTTCAACCTGGACAAATAACACGAGAGAGAATCCATGGAAAGAACTGGTGTGGTCCTAAGCAATTCTTCAAGCAGCACTTCAATGAATCTCGTGAGAAGGACAGTCTGGCAGAGCAAGTCTGGCACTGGCAGCATTACTTCGATCTACTAGGCGTCCCTTCAATTTGGTTTGACATGCTGAATGTCAATGAATATCCAAATGCTGGACTCTACAAACCACTCGACAAACTGCCGTATGACTGCAATCAAGACATGCACAGTCAATTGGCATATAAGAATGGTTGGGATCCTCATGATGATAAGTATCACCACTCTAACTGGTTAGCAGATTGTGATCGTATTGAACATCTAAAGAAAACAAATATCGTCAATCCATATTCATTTCATCCAAATCGTAAAGGTCATCAACAGATGGCAGATATGCTTGACCCTATTCTAAACAAGTGTTATAATACATTCAAGGAGAACAATCCTAACCCAAGATCTTACATAACTAATTGGAAGGACGTTCATTGATTTTATGACAAAGAAATCACCACGGTGTTCGTCTTCTTCTGATGAGTTTGGTCTTCCTAACGAATTCTACGAAAACCAAGTGACTGAGAACACCGGCAGCATTGACCTCAACATCCAACTCCCGGATGATGCTGTATTTGCAGCACAACCTGTAGATCCCATCACCTTTTTGGGTGGTGCAGAAGGACAAGATGTGATCACATTCTCCACTGAA